AGCACAGAACCGCATCCGCTCGGATCGTCAGGCCAGCTACATCTCGTTCGGTATCACCGAGGCTGAAGTGGAGTCGGAGCTTGACTTCATTGATCGTACGGACTACGACAACATGGTCAACAACGCATTCCGCGCGATCAAGCTAGAGGCCACGAACGATGGTGGACTCTTCTCGGCTGCAACACACGGCGTCAAGCTTCAGGGCAACCGCGTCTCGTTCGATACGTACGAGGTGAACCTTGAAGGGATGGGCGACCTGATCATGGCTGGATTCACTGGCAGCATGGTTGGCATTGCCGGTGGCGATGCCTATCAGATCGAGGTCAAGACCGCAGTCGACATCACCTAGCACTACAAAGGAGAGAGTAATGCCACGCGCTACCGTTTCGCACGACACAGTTCGGCACAATCTGAAGACACTGCCCGATGGGTGGGTCGATCTACGCACCCTGACGTTCCATGAGATGAACACGCGGCAGGACATCGCCACGCGGATGTATCAGGAACAGACGACAGGGAAGAAGCAGAGCAAGCGCGACGAGGAAACCATTCGCGGTTACTTTGAGATCATGAACGTCGCAGTCACGGAGTACGAGTTCCGTAACTGCATCGTGGAACACAATCTCGAAGACGAGAACGGTGCACTGATCGACTTCACTCGTCCGATGCAGGCATGGCGTCTCGACCCGAAGATCGGGCAGGAGATCGATCGCATCATCGATGACATGAATATGATCGATGATGAGGATGATCTTGGCCCTTTGGAGAGTGTGCTTTCGCTGTCCTCATCAACCGAGGCGAACTCGCAGTCGTCACCTACGGAGAGCGAGTAGTAAGCGAAGCTGTCAGATGGTTGCGTGTCGGAGCCATCTGCAAGCAACTGCATGTACTTCCCCGGTCAGGTGGTGTACTCGACCAACCTGACCGGGAAGTGCAGCAGCTTGAGGTGATCCTGCAATCGTTCAATCGATATGAGGACTACCTCGATAAGAAGAGCAAGACGAGGGACAGGAACCGTAAGCGTCATCAGCCTGATAGACAGGCTGATCTGCAAGAAAGATTGAGAGGGCACTAACATGGCAATGCGCGTAGGCGAGATGATGGTGATCATCAGGGCGCAGGACTTCGCCTCGCGTACGCTTCGCCGTGTCGGTAATGAGTTCGCTCACATGTCGCGTGAGCAGATGATCGCAGCGCGACAGGCACAGCTATCAGCAGAGAAGCTTCGTGCCGCTACTGAACTCAGAGCCGCTGAGAAGAATCTCGGCAGACTTCGTGCGATCAAGCAGGAGCAGATTGCCGCCGATCACAGTGCACGTGCCTTCCAACGACTAGAGCAGGTAGCGGCTCAGGCGGGTAGAGCAAGACAGAAGCTCGCAAAGGATGTTACTGCGCATCGAATGAACGCAGCCACTGATGCTGCTGACGCGCATAGCAAGGCACTCAAGAATCTAAGCGACATCAGTAGGCGGATGGATGTCGTCCACGGAAAGGGGGCAGCAGCCAAGGCAATAGAAGATATGAACAACGGCATCCGTAGGCAGGGGCCGTTGATGAAGCAGTTGCGCTCTGCTGTGCAGGGGGTTGACAGAGCGTACGAACACATGATGAAGACACGTGCGAAGGCCGTACGTGCAATGAGACGTGCCCCGCTCACGGAGGCACAGATACAACGTGCGCCGCCCATTGAACAGGCTGTACGTGCTGCACGCGCACGTCCTGATGTATCCGTAGCGCGAGGTGTACTGGATAAGGCCAACGCGCAGTGGGCCAAGCTTGGCGACATGATCCAGAAGATGCCCAGTCGGTACATTCGACTGTCGCAGGCTATCAACGGTACATCCAACGCACAGGCGGTAATGAACGAACACATGTCGTCCGCGCATCAGCGGTTGGCACGTGCACATGCTGCGCTGGACGAGAACACGCGCCAGCAGCTTGCGTTCAACGAGGCACTGCGCCGCATGCCGCTCAACAGAATGCAGGATTTGGGCCATGCCTTCGGTGGCGTAGGTCGCACGATGCAGTTGTTCGGCGCTGTATCCACTGTGGCGCTTGGCGCGGCAGCTAACTCCGCAGCCAACTTCAACACACAAGTTTCTCTTGCCGCTACTCAGGCGCGTGACCTGAAGGCACCTATCTCTCAGGTGGGAACGCGCATCGATCAGTTGACCCACGGGTTTACACAGGCAAGTCATCCTGTCGAGGGCATTCTCGACCTGATGGAGAAGTTCCCTGCCGCACAGGGAGAGATGGCCGACTCTGCATACGACATCTTCTCATCGATGGACTTGATGACGAACGGTGTTACCGATATGCGCAAGGGACTTGAGCTACTTGCTACGGCCAACAAGATCGCAGTTGCGGGTGGTGAAGACCTAGACATAGCAACGAACGCAATGATCACCACCTTCAACAACTTCGGTGATTCCGCCGAAGAGCAGGCAGAGAATCTCGACACGATGTTCGACATCATCCGCTTCGGTCGTATGCGACTGGGCGACTTCAACACGATGATGAACAAGGTGGCCCCGGCAGCGGCGGGTGCGAATCTATCACTGCGTGATGTCGGTGGCGCGATGGCCTTCCTCACGGAAGTGATGCCATCACAGCGCATGGTCGCGACGGGAATCTCTCGACTGATCGAAGCACTCAACCATCCCGATATCGTCAAGGGCTTGAAGATGCTCGGTGTCGAGACACGTAAGGCCGAAGGCGGTCTACGTCCACTGGACGAGATCATGAAAGACCTTGCTGAGACATTCCCACAGCTAGCAAGCGGACAGCTATCTGCTGCTGAGTTCTTCAAGGTTGTCAGTTCACTTGCACGTGGTGGTGGTCAAGGCGTCATGTTTACAGCAGAGGGACGTAAGGCGCTGACGCAGATGATCACGCACATGGATCAGTACCTTGCGCGTCAGAAGCAGATCGATGACAACAAGGGTGAATTCGGTAAGGCGTATCAGGCACAGTTGAAGGCACTTGGTATCCAATGGGATATCTTCATGAATCGCATTCGTGCGATTGTGGTTGCCATCGGTACCGATGCCATACCCGTATTTCAGGAGCTTGGTCAAGCACTGAAGAAGATGCTCGACTGGTGGCAGGCACTAGACCCATCCACACGTAAGTCCATTGTTCGCTTCGCTGTGTATGCCTCCGTAGCCACACTACTCGCGGGTGCATTGCTTGCAGTCATTGGTGCTGGTCTGGGTCTTGCCGCAATGATCGGTCGATGGGGGGTTGCTCTCAAGGGCATCGAGGGTGTTGGTGGTAAGGCGTTGAAGATTCTCAGCAAGCTCAGGATCGCGGCTGCCTTCCTCGGCACAATCGGTACGATCTCTCTCATTGTTGATGTCACACGTTCGGGCGATGCATCGGCATGGAACTTGCTGATGGGAATGGCATCAGGTGCGATGATGGGATCAGCCTTCGGCCCATGGGGCGCGTTGGCGGGTGCTATCACTGTGCCGATTGTGTTGCAGTTGATCGATGACTTCACGAAGCCGAAGCGTCCGCCTAGTGCGATGCGTCGTGCATGGCAGGACTATCTCAAGGAAGGTCTTGAGCCGGGTGGCGCAGTAGAGATGACCTTCGAAGAGTTCCGCGATCAGTGGAATAAGAAGTTCAACAAGCGGAACTTCAAGATTCCAAAGGGAATCACCGCAGTCGAAGATCATCGCTCCGAGACTAGTGGTCTACAAGCACAGCGCGGCCATCAGGCGAAGCTCACAGCAATGCAGAAGGAATACAACGAAGCCTTGATGAAGTGGATCAAGGACATGGGGGTATACAACAAGAAGAAGAAGGAGTACGACGAGGAACTGAAGCACCACGCGCAAGCGATGAAGGAGTACCAGGAGCAGCTTGCGAAGACCATAGTCCAGGCCAACGAAGACATCACGAACTCGATGCTCGACATGTACATGGGCCTCAAGGAGATCAACCAACAGTTGATGGGTGAGGTATTCGAAGGGCCACTGTACTCTGGCGAGTCCGGCGATCTAATGCGTGAGTGGGGCATTTACGGCAACATCCAGACCATGATCGATGATGCGAGAGCAGCTAACGCACTGTTCAAGCAGGTACAGAGTGGTCTGAACAAGCTGCGCAAGATGGGTGTGCCGCAGACTGCGATTGAGAAGATTCAATCGATGGCGCCGAAGGACGCACTTGGTTTCATGAAGGGTATCCTCAAGGGTACTCCTGCACAGAAGGCCGCACTCATCAAGGCACTGAAGCAGAACAACAAGGATGTGCAGTCACAGACGAAGATGGACTTCGTTAGTGAGATTCAGCGATTCAAGGATGCTGGCCTAGCGATGGGTGATGCCATCAAGGACGGCTTTGAGAAGGCAGCAGTCGGTAAGTGGTTCGATACATGGATCAAGGCCAAGTTCCCCGCCGTAATAAATCAGGCTGTGAATGCGGCCATCGCACAGTGGAAGCTAGAGAACCCACCCCCGACTGCTCCCGTCGCTCCTGTGCGTCCTGTACGGCCCATCAAGCCCGGTGTCCTGTTCCCGAAGAGTGTCGCAGGAGATATCAAGCAGGAGAACAGCAACAACGTCACAACCACATACATCAACGTCAGCATGTCGGGTAAGGGTGTCAACACCGCCGAACAGGAGAGGACATTCGGATTCATCATTCGTCAGGCCGTCAACGGTAAGATGCGTGTGAACCCTGTGCCCAATAGAGGCAATGAAGGCAGGCCGGGAAGGGGTGACTGATGCTAGTCAAGGTTGAGATTCGTCCCGTGTCTGGCTCGGCTGTCGAGATCAACACAGCCGATGGTTCAGGCAATCAGGTATACCCGTTGCATCAGTTCGACATCGAAACTGCACTCGACAACCCTTCGTACAAGAAGATGGCGTCAGCGGGTGAGTGGGAGAGCTTCGGCTACCCCGACGCAATGACGGTGTATGCAGAAGGTGACATCCTTGGTATTGGAGCAAGCGACTCAGCACGTGCAGCCAACTACGTTACTCAACGGTTGGCGCTGGTAGAGGCGCTACTTCCTCCCATGACATTGCAGACATCACGCATCCATGCGATCCTTCGTGTACGCATGGAAGGTATGACTGAGGATGCAGACGCTCGCGTCCGTATCGTTTCACAGTCCGTACCACTTGCAGCTATGCAGGGTGCACGATCTAGCTTTCGCTTCACGGTAAAGTCGTTCGTCCCTGTGTTCCTTGGCGTGTCGACTAGCAACCCGTATCTACTCGGCTGATGGCAGAGTGGTACGTCAGGCTTAGGGACGCCTTCAAGGAAACCGTGGTAGGGGAATACACCCTGCGTGAGCCTACGTGTGAGGTCAAGAACAGTGAGGGTGGCGGCTTTACGGGTGAGATTGCACTTGGACAGAAGCGACGGCAGTCACCGAACGTAGGCATTGGGCGTGACGATTTCGCCCCGAAGCGTACATGGTACGAACTGTGGCGACAGTCGTCAGGTTCAGGCGTTTGCGTCAGTGATGGATACCTCACGTCGGTCAATCTCAACCGTGATCGTGATTCCATCCTGATTGCGGGTGAGGACTGGAAGAGCTATCTCGATCATCGTGTATATCCATTCGCACCCGAAGGGTACGTAGAGTTTGACGAAGACAAAGAAGAGATGTACTGGGATAAGTGGCCGAAGAAATGGGCTTACCCCACAGGCGACTTCATAACGAGTCGAGTATCGGTTCAACGTGTAGTACGTGATCTCATGTTGTCCATGCGTACAGGTCGTCCTATCGATATCAAGACAGCCACGCTCAATCCATCCGTACTCACGCAGGCGAATGCACTAGGTGTGCCATCGTTCCCTCTGTCGATCAGCTTCGTGGGTGAGGGTAACGATCTACACTACAAGATTTATCCCGGTGATCAGACCACGATCCTCGGTCATCTGAATGCCATCGGTGAAGCTGCTACCTATGGATTCGAATGGGATGTCGAACCGATCACCCGGACGTTCCGCATGTGGCAACCACGACGATACCCTCTCGACGTTGCTGTCTTCGCTTTCGCACCATCTGATGATCCTAACGATGGGATGGTGGTCGACTTTGACTGGACGAACGAAGGGCCAGCAGGCACGTACCTACTCGGGCTAGGACAGGCAGAACGCACAGGGTACAAGGTCGGTGCGATCTGGTCGTACGATCCTGCGCTTGAGCAGTTCGGTCGATACGACTTGGTGTACGACTATGGCACCATGGTGCATCCTGAATACTTGCTTGACAAGCTCAAGGATCAGAACGACATCTGGCCTCAGAAGAAGATCACCTTCAGTCTGCTCAATCCAGAGTTCCTGCCGATGAACTTCTACACGCAGGGCAGACCACGCAATCTGATCGGTAACACTGTGCGCGTTACGAAGGACTTCCCGCCCTATCACAAGGTGGATGCATACTTCCGCATCAACTCGATTCGATGGCAAGTCGATGCATCATCGAACGAAGTGGCAGACCTTGAACTGATGATGATCTATGAGCCTGAGACTGGACTGTCGGGTGGTATCGGTGGGCCGGGAGGTACGTACTGATGCCAAAGCGTAGAGAAGGAACATCCGCGCAGACTGCGGAAGGTGTCTTCCTTGAAGAGATAACGAAGCTATGGAAGACAGTGCGACAGATGAAGCAGACCGGGCCATCGTCCATGCAGGCGGACGATTACGAGCTTGCCATCGATCCTGCGCCATGGGAAACAGTCCTGCACTGGCCCACAGACAACGATGACCACACCACTTCACGTACACGTCCCGCTGTGCCATGGGATACGGCAGTGTATTGGCACCCTGGATGGTTCAACCCCATCACGGAAGAGGCAGTCGAGGAAGGGTGGAAGGCGCTCAGTTCGTACAGTGTGTACGCACACAAGATATTCAGCGACAAGAAGACCAACAAGGTCGAGACGCCTGCACGTGTATTCCAGATTCACCCGATGCATGATGGCGCAAAGGTGCGACAGATCATCGGATGGAATGGAATCCCCGCTGGTACCAACACCATTGAAGTCGTGAACATGACACGCGGCATCGATCTTCTGACATCACCGTTGTCATTCACTGATCATGGTGTAGGAAGTATCGACTTCGGAGGTGATCCCGCAGACCCGAACAACAAGGTGTATGCGTACGACAAGATATACATCAACACCACTGCGGCCAGTGGTAAGGGACTCGGCTGTTACATCGATGTCGCATGAACGGATACAGCAACGGCAACAGGCTCGCTGCACGGGCGATAATAGCCCTCACTCTGATTTCGGTAATCGGAATCGTCGGAGGTATCGTCGTCGCCTATCTGGGTCAGCCAATCGGTGCGATCATCGCAATTGTCACAGGCTCGGTAGGTGGAATCGTAGCCATCGTGCTACAGGCAACGAAGGGAGCGGATAGGTGAATCAGCAGATGACCATCGATGAGGTACTTGAGAAGCCACCCGAAGAGGAAGAGGGTGACGATCAGGTTGCAGGAGGTGATGGTGGTACCGCTGATCCTCCGGTCACAGAGGAAGAGCTTGAGGATGTAGAGGATCACGACGACGAAGATGAGGACGAGGACGATGACTC